CTTGCAACGCTACCTCTACAAAGTCTACGGTTTGGCATTCAGCTTGACCAAAGTCTTGGTTGAGGACGGTGATCACATCCGTATCGGTCAGACCTATGCCAAACACTTGGCACAGTCACTGATTGAGACTAAAGAAACCCTTGGCGCTAACATCTTGAACCGTGCATTTAACGGCTCATATGTTGGTGGTGATGGTGTATCTTTGGTTAACACGGCTCACCCAATCGTGAATGGCACTTTCAGTAACCAGCTTACTACTGCCGCCGCTCTTTCACAAACTTCTCTTGAGCAGTTGCTCATTCAGATTCGTAACGCTGTTGACAACAACGGCAAGCGTATCCGCTTGACTCCTACCAAGATCGTGTCTGGCCCATCTAATGTGTTCCAAGCCGAAGTTTTGTTGAAGAGTGTGTTGCGTACAGGCACTGCTGACAACGACATCAACCCTGTTAAGTCCATGGGCTTGCTGGCTGATGGTCAAGCTAACTTGTCTCGTATCACATCAACCACTGCATGGTGGATTGAGACTGATGCACCAGAAGGCTTGAAGTTGTTGATGCGCCGTGGTTTGGAAAAGTCTATGGAAGGCGACTTCGAGACTGATTCAATGCGCTACAAAGCCACCGAGCGTTATACTTTCGGTTGGACTGATCCTCGCGGTATTTATGGCACTGCGGGCGTTTGATCTTTAACTAAAGTATCAAGTGAACACTCTCCGCAAGGGGGGTGTTTGCTGGGCACATTTAATCCACGCGCAACAGACGGCACGCCCTTGCCGACGACATGCAGACGGTTGCGCAACACTTGCATGTAAGGAAACATCATGGCAACAACTACCTTCACAGGCCCAGTCGTATCGCTTAACGGCTTTGAAACTGGCACTTCATCTGCCCCCCTTTCTGTAACTACAGCGGAAAACATTAACGCCGCTTTTGCTACAACTTCTGCAACTACTGGCGATACTCGTTTGAGCTACCAGAAGTTGACTTTCACTTCTACAGGTTCAGGCGAAACTCTTCGTGCTTTTTCTGTTGTGACTGGTACTGGTGCGGCTACAGCGGGCACAATCAACGGCGCTCACATTTCTTTAAGCGTTGACGGTGCATCAGCCACTATTTCTGGTGCGGCTAATGCAATTCGTGCGACTTTGGGTGGCTCGGATGCCACGCCCGGTGGCACTCTGGCTGTTATCCAACTGGACACTGCCTACACCGTCAATGCAACTTTGCCCGCCACAGCCTCGTTTATTCGCGTGTCTGACAGCGGCACAAACACAGGTGAAATTCCTTTGTTGATGAACATTGAAACCGCTCCTGCGGCAACAATTGCACCAACTGCAACTTCAGTTACCACTGTGGCTAAAGCAGTCAAAGTGATGATTGGCGGCACAGTCTATTACATCCCTGCTTACGCTACATTCAGCTAACATGCAAATCACTAAAGAATTTCTGGAAGCAGAAATTGTTGATTTGCAAACTGAGATCAGGAAGGCTGAAATCTTCCTGACTCAAGCGCAGGCTACAGTGAGTGCATACCAGATGTTAATCAGGCGTTTAGACTCGCCTGAAGTGGTTGAAACAACTGAAACAGGAGAACATAATGGCTGATGCTGTAGCTTCGCAAACAATCCTTGATGGCGAGAGATTGTTTATTGCTAAATTTACAAACATCTCTGATGGCACTGGCGAGACTGGCGCTCTTAAGATTGATGTTTCTACATTAAATCGTAATGCTTCTGGAAATGCTTGCAATGGCGTAAAAATCAACAAGATTTACGCAACAACATTTGGCATGGAAGTTCGCATTCTTTGGGATGCCACAACTGATGTGTTCGCATGGATGCTTCCTACGAATTCAAACTACTTGATGGACTTGTCGTCTTTTGGCGGTATTCCAAATAACGCAGGAACTGGTGTGACTGGTGATGTGTTGTTTACGACAACAAACGCCGCCGCTGGCGACATGTACACAATTGTTCTTGAGTGCATCAAGACATACGCAAACCCACAAGGATAAACCATGGCAAAAATGAAATATGTCAAGGACTTTGACTTCAATGAAAAGCCTTGCAACTACGAAAGTGGTGGCCCTGCTATGAAGATGGCTAAGGGTGGCTATGCTAAAGGTGGCATGAAAGAAGCCAAGACAGGCGAGATGTACGCTAGTCGCAAGGAAATGGCTAAGCACGAGAAGACTGAGTCACCTCGCATGCAAAAAGAAGAGATGATGAAGTCACAGACCGTGAAGAACATTGGCCCTCGTGGTGGTCAAGGCATGATTCCTCCTGCCCAAAAGGGTTTGGGTATCACTGCTCCTCGCCGCCAGATGCCAGTTGCACCTCGTGAGCCTATGATTGCTCCCTTTAAAAAGGGTGGTAAGGCAATGAAAGCAAAAGTTAATTGTTAAGTTGTTTTTTCTGACTTAATAAACTATAATTTTCGTCAATAAGAGCGTGCTGGATCAGCAAGCATCCTGACTACAATGCGGGGTTAGCATGGCTTTTTCTGGTAATGTGAGCGGCACTACATTTAATGCGCTGAAAGTCGTAGACCACGCTTTCAGGCGCTGTAGACTGCCTGCTCAAGCCATTTCTGGCGAAATGCAGAGCTATGCGCTTGAATCCCTCTACTTGTTTTTGTCAGAATTGGCGAACATTCGTACACCTAGCTGGTGTATTGACTATGTAATCTTGCCAATGTACCAAAATCAACAGATTGTGACCCTTCCTTTGGGTACTGTTGATGTGCTGAACTTGAATTACCGTCAAATTCAGCAGTTAACTGGTGCGACGACCATCACTTCGACCGCTTACACAGTAAATTTCACTACGACAACGACTGTTGACACGATTGGCATCAAGTGGGGAGCGGCGGCTGTGCCTGTTACCTTCCAAGTCAGTACAAATGGCTCGACTTGGACGACTGTGGGCACGCAAACAGCAACAGCGGTGGCTGGTGAGATTGTTTGGACTGATATTTCAGGTGCTTTGCCTTACCAATACTTCAGGTTCACTTCAACATCACCGATGACGCTGACGCTAGTCACGCTTGGCAACTTGCCACAAGAGATTCCGCTAGGGGTGTTGAATCGGGATGGGTATGTGAATCAGAGCAACAAGGGGTTCCCGGGTCGCCCAGCCACCTTCTGGTATCAACGCGACCTCCCACGCCCTGTTGTCAACTTGTGGCCTGCCCCCGCAGACTACGCTGAGCTTGCCCAGCTCGTGCTTTGGCGGCATCGCCAGATCATGGACACAGAGAACCTCCAACAAGAGGTGGAAGTGCCTCAGAGATGGCTACAAGCGATTGTGGATGGGCTTGCCGCTAAGGTTGCCGCAGAGACTCCAGCGGTGGATGCGGCGCTGATACCTATGCTTGAGCAGAAGGCGGCGATGAGTGTGCAACGCGCATGGGATGGGGACAATGATGGGTCGTCGATCCAGATTAACCCGGGCATTGGGGTCTACACCAAATGAGCCTTTTCCTAGACCCAACAGGCGAAGCGACTTATGGCATTGCAATCTGTGCACGCTGTTCGCGCAAGTTCCTGATGGCAGAGTTGCAGAGCGACCCGAATTACCCGGGGTTGATGGTCTGCTCCGACGATGTCGACGACTACGATCCCTACCGCCTCGCCCCTCGTGCACCTGATAAAATCATATTGCCCTTCAACCGCCCTGATACACCGATTAACACCCGCCCTGCTGGTGTGATACAAGAAGCAGGCGACGAGTTCTTCATCACCGAAGACGGTAATAGCTATTTGGAGTTTTAAATGTCTGATGTCCCAAGTAATCTGATACCGACCCGAATCACGCAGTTACCTGTCGCTCCTGTGGCTGACGAAAACAGCCTGATGATGATCGTCTATCAGGGCAACAACTACCAAATCCGTGTTGGTGATCTGTTAAGCGTTGCAGGCGTGCCCACAAGCACCCAAGTGATCGCAGGCACAGGCATGACTGGTGGTGGTGCGCTAACAGGTAATGTGACCCTGAGCATCGCCAACGGTGGTGTAGGTTCCGTGCAGTTAGCCAATTCAGGCGTAAGTTCTGGTGTTTACGGTAACGCAACTAACATCCCAGTTTTTACCATTGACAACAAAGGTCGAGTAACTGCGGCTACCACTGTGCCTGCAACGATCTCAGGCTATGTGCCTACTAGCACACAAGTGATTGCTGGTAATGGTTTGACAGGTGGTGGAGCACTAAGTGGCAATGTCACCTTAGCCGCAAGCTACAGCGCTAGTGCACCAGAGTCTGGCTTCCAAACTGGCTCAGCAGGCGTTGCAAACACTGTAGCTAGAAGTGATCACAAACACCCTGCTGTTGACTTGTCTGCTGATGATGAAGTTGACAACATCCTTGGTTTAGGTAATGGTGGTACAGCGCGGAGCTTAGTGCCTGCGGCTGGTGCTATTGTTTGGTCTGGTGCTGATGGGCTGTACATTGGCCCTGTCGGGCTTGCTGGACAAGTATTAGTGTCTGGTGGTGCAGGAGCGCCTACATGGGGTTCTGCGCTGTTGGTGGTGGATCAACCTGCCAATGTGGTCTACGCTGGCCCTGCCGCTGGAGCCGCCGCACCTACAGCTTTCCGCTCTTTGGTGAACGCAGACTTGCCAGCCTCTGGTGTGACTGCTAACACTTACGGTTCATCGACTGCAATCCCTGTAGTCACGGTCAATGCTAAAGGTGTGATCACAAGCGTCACAACTGCAAGTTTTACAGGTGGTTTGTCGTATCAGGGTTCATGGAACGCATCAACTAACACGCCTACGCTGACTTCTAGCGTTGGTGTAAACGGTTACTACTACATTGTTTCCGTAGCAGGCTCGACCAATTTGAATGGCGTGACTGACTGGCAGGTTGGTGATTGGGCTATCTTTAACGGATCAACTTGGCAGAAGATCGACCAGACTAACTTGGTCAGTTCTGTTAACGGTCAAGTAGGTGTCGTCAGTATTGCTTACGCAGACTTGGCTGGCTCTATTCCAACATGGAACCAAAACACCACAGGCACTGCGGCTGGTCTGTCAGCGACCTTAGCAATTGGCTCTGGTGGTACTGGACAGACAACAGCTTCTGCGGCATTTAACGCTTTGTCGCCTATCACCACAACTGGCGACCTGATTCTTGGTAACGGTACTAACAGCGCTACCAGATTAGCAATTGGTGCTAACGGTTATCTTTTATCGTCTAACGGCACAACTGCATCATGGCAACCAGCCCCTGCTGGTGGAGTAACTACTTTTGACGCAGGAACTACAGGCTTTACTCCAAGCACGGCAACCTCTGGATCAATCTCCTTAGCTGGAACCCTTGTGGTATCCAATGGTGGCACTGGTGCTACTACATTGACAGGCTATGTTAAAGGCGCTGGTACAACTGCGTTAACAGCCTCATCGACTATTCCAAACACAGACATTACTGGTTTGGGAACCATGTCTACGCAGAATGCAAACTCTGTGGCGGTGACTGGTGGCTCAATTAACGGTACGACTGTTGGCGCTACAACAGCGGCGGCTGGAACATTCACAAATTTAACTGTAAACGACAATTCAACCTTTGGTAGCAGTAACACCGACACAATCAATTTTGTCGGGCGCATAAATTCCGACTTTGATCCCGCAACTGATAACACTTACGATTTGGGCCGTGTTGGACATGAATGGCGAGATTTGTTCATTGACGGAACAGCCAACATTGACAGTTTAATTGCTGACACGGCTGACATCAACGCTGGCACTATCGATGGCACGGTAATCGGTGGCGCATCAGCGGCGGCGGGAACATTTACAACTGTGGTCGCAACGAGTGGCATCTCAGGAGGCACATTCTGATGGTAGAAGAACTCATCAACCGAATGTTTAAGGCTCGTAACGCCGCGCACATCAGGCACTGGAAGACGAACAGTTACTCAGAGCACAAAGCGCTAGGTCACTACTACGACGACTTGATAGACGACTTGGACAAGTATGTCGAAGCCTACCAAGGTGGGTTTGGGCTTTTGGGTGAAATCGAAGGTAGCGTGGAAAACACGACAAAAATGATTCACGACGATATAATTTGGCTAACCGAAAATCGTGAAAAGATAGCCAAGAATGTGCCTGCGCTAGAGAACATCATTGATGAGCTAACGGCGTTGCACATGAAGACTTTGTACAAACTTGAGAATTTGAGGTAACACTATGGCGGCATCAGGCTTTACACCTATTCAGCTTTATCGCACGACGACAGGGGCGGCTGTGCCTTCTGCGGCTAACCTGTTGCCGGGGGAGCTTGGCTTCAACATCGCCGACACCGACATGGCCCTGTATGCCGAAAACGCCTCTGGCACGGTCACCCGCATCATGAACAACCCTGCTGGCTTAAAGTACCCCACTGCGGATGGCTCAGCAAATCAAGTTATTAAAACTGACGGTGCTGGCAACTTGTCTTTTGTAACTCCTGCTTCGGCTGGCGCTACCAAGGGTCAAGCCATCGCTTTTTCAATCGTTTTTGGTCTGTAAGGAACCACCATGGCAAATCCAAATATTATCAATGTCACAACCCTCACAGGTAACACGACATACCTCACACCAGCTAACACAACAGCTAACACCTTGTTGTCTAACGCCGCATCTTCTGGTCTGGTCTTCAAGATCAACCAGATCGTGTGTGCTAATGTGAACGGCGCAAGTGCAGTAAACGCAACGGTTGCAATTAACAACGCCGCCGCTGGTGCAGGTACGAACTTCCCAATTATCTCTACGATCTCTGTGCCTGCTAGTGCATCTGTGATTGCAGTGGATAAGACAACGGCTGTGTACCTGATGGAAAATCAATCCATCGTGGTGACTTCTGGTACATCTAGCGGTATCACTTACACGATCAGCTACGAGTCAATCGCAAGCTGATAGGGGAACAGTATGTCTATAAGACAAATGTTCTTGGGGAGCATAGTTAAGCCGGGGTTCAATCCTCTAGCGGCTCAGACTACAACCACTTTTTACAACTTATATAGTTGGGGAAGAAATGGTCAGGGTCAGCTAGGTCTTGGAAATAGAACAGATTATTCATCCCCCAAACAAGTTGGCTCTTTAACTGATTGGTTAACTGTTGTTGGTGGTCAATACGATAGTTTTTCTGTTAAAAATGATGGTAGTCTTTGGGATTGGGGTTGGAATAATAATGCTCAGTTAGGTCTTGGAAACACGACTCAATATTCAAGTCCCAAACAAGTTGGCGCTCTTATAACTTGGTCTAAGATAGCAACTTCTAAAGCATATTACTCCACATTAGCTGTTAAAACTGACGGTACTTTATGGAGTTGGGGTAACAGTAGTTTTGGTCAATTAGGTCTTGGAAACTTAACAGCTTATTCATCCCCAAAACAAATTGGCGCTTTAACTAATTGGTTAAGTGTTACTGGTTCTTATGCCTCATTCATGGCAGTAAAAACTAATGGAACATTGTGGGCTTGGGGAAATAATATTAACGGTCAACTTGGACAGGGAAATGTAACAAGATATTCTAGCCCCAAGCAAATTGGTTCTTTGACTAATTGGTTGCAAGTATCTGGTTGTTATTTAGCAGTTGCCGCAATTAAAACAGATGGAACAATGTGGTCTTGGGGCGCTAATAATGAAGGCCAACTAGGTCTTGGTAATGGCACATATTATTCCTCTCCTAAACAGATTGGCGCTTTGACTAATTGGTCTAAACTTTCTGTAAATGGCGGCAGTAACAATGGTTTTTTAGCTGTTAAAACAGACGGAACATTGTGGGCTTGGGGGTCAAATGGCTCTGGTCAATTGGGCGATGGAACTAGAACAAATCGTAATTCTCCTGTACAGATTGGTGCACTAACTAATTGGTCAATTGTTGCTACTGGGCAGGCTTTTTCTCTTTCAATTAAAACAGATGGTACTCTTTGGTCTTGGGGTCGAGGAAGTTCAGGTCAATTGGGGTTTAATAATTTAACTTATTACTCTTCCCCAAAACAAGTTGGCTCGTCAACAACATGGCTTGCAGTTGCGGCAGGGGAACGACATACTCTGGCTCTAGGATAAATCATGGCAGTAACAGTAACCACAGGCGTTCAATACTCAGGCATCTGGACAATGCAACAGGTGAATGCCGCTATTGCGGCTGGGACTTGGCCTGTCGGAAGCCCTAATCGTTTGTACTCATTTGGTGCAAACAATCAAGGTCAACTCGGCCTTGGAAATACTACCTCTTACTCATCTCCCAAACAAATTGGGACAGGAAATAGATGGCTTCGTGTCAATGGCGCTATGGATGGCGGTCATATGCTGTCTGTTTTTTCAACTGGTGCTTTGTATGCTTGGGGTCAAAATGATCGTGGTCAACTTGGTCTTAGTAACAGTTCTTATGGTGTAAGCAGTCCTACTCAAGTTGGAGCATTGACTAATTGGTCAACAACTTCAGGTGGATATGCTTGTACTCTTGCGGTCAAAACTGATGGTACTTTATGGTCATGGGGACGAGGTGATAATGGTGTTCTTGGCTTAGGCAATGTTACAGATTATTCATCCCCCAAACAAGTTGGCGCATTGACTGGCTGGTCTTCCGTTGCGGCTGGACAAGATTCTAGCTATGCCATTAAAACAGATGGTACTTTATGGGCGTGGGGTTCTGGTGGTTCTGGTGCTTTGGGTCTAGGCAACACTACTAGCTATTCCTCTCCAAAACAAGTGGGTGCTTTAACAAGTTGGTTGCAAGTGGTTGGTGGTTACGGATGGGCTTTTGCTATTCGTTCTGACAATACAATTTGGGCGTGGGGCAGAGGTGGGCAAGGTCAGCTTGGAAATAGCAATACATTTGATCGTTCTTCACCAGTTCAAATTGGAGCTTTAACTAATTGGTCTTCTGGCGCGGCTGGTCAACAATCTGGTTATGGGATTAAAACCGATGGCACTATGTGGGCATGGGGTAACAATGGTCAAGGTCGTTTAGGAATTGGAACGGCGGTAAACAATTCATCTCCAGTTCAAGTTGGTGCATTGACTACTTGGTTAAAAGTTTGTTCTGGAAAATATCAAGCGTACGCTGTAAAAACTGACGGGACTTTATGGTCTTGGGGTGACGGAAGTGGTGGAAAATTGGGTCTTGGAAATACAACAACTTATTCATCTCCAGTGCAAATTGGTTCATCTACCAATTGGATTGCGATACCATCACAAGTTCAAGTCTCATTTGCCGCAATAACAACAGCATAAACACATGAACAAAACACTGCACTTCCTCTCTGGCATTCCTCGTTCTGGCTCAACAGTCCTTGCGGCTATCCTGAATCAGAATCCGATGACTCATGTATCCACCACATCTGGGCTTGTCCACGCCCTTGATGGCTTGGCTAATACATGGCACTCAGCGGGTCTTCTCAATGAGAACGATCCCACCAGAGAGAAGCTTGCACAGACGATGCGTGGTTGCATTGATGCGTTCTACGAAGATACAGACAAACCTGTCATCATTGACAAGTCTCGTGGCTGGCCTATCCCCCAGATCATGGGTGCGATGTCTCAGGTGATTGGTCGCCCATGCAAGGTGATTGCTACAGTGCGTCCAGTACCAGACTGCATGGCTTCATTTGTCCGTGTGGCAAAGCCTGCTGATCTGGATGAGTTTATGTACTCAGGCCAGTTAGCTGACCACTTGAAAGCCGCTTACCTGTCTTTGGAAGCTGGCTACCAAGCCATGCCAGAGAACTTCCTGTTTGTTGAATACGACAAGCTGTTGGCTGATCCCCGCGCAGAACTTGCCCGTATCCATGAGTTCTTGGAACTTCCCGAATACGACTACGACTTCTCCAACATTGATGGCTCATCAGTCAAAGAAGATGACGAGAACCTCCATGGTTACGCTGGTATGCACGATGTCAAACCAGTTTTGGCTAAACAGCACAACGACAAGTCTAAAGACCTGCTCAAACACCACTACAACCAGTTCTGCCAGCCAGAATTCTGGAGCGGTGGCG